AATCAGAATATTTAATAATAATAAAATCGCCTCTATTATCATAACCTTTGGCAATTATATTATAACATTTTTGTTGTTGCTGTTCATTCTCTGATTTATCAGTTGAACAACTAATTAATACACACACTAATATAAATAATATTTTTTTCATATTTCAAAGATATAAAAAAACCCTTTACATAATGCAAAGGGTTTAATTAATTAAAAATATCTGTTATACAGATGGAGCTTCAACATTGTCAAAATCACCAAAAACAATAGCTAATGGTTGCTCTACTGCTAAAGCAACTTGTGCCTCGATACGAGCTGTAATATTGTTTTTTACAAAGTTTTCTCCTTCAGTTTCAGAAAACTCTAAAGATAATCCCTCTGTTACAATTTTGTTAACTCTAGTCCAATCCCCAACAAAGTATTTACCTTCTGAAACCCAAGTAGCTTGGAATACAGGAATACCATTGATTCTCAATACACCTCCATCAACAGTAACAACCCCTGGAAGTCCATAACCTGCTCCAGCTGATTTTTCAGTGATTAAAATATCCCAATAGTCAGATGGTCTAACTACAATTCCATTTACTACATAGTTTGCATTTTGTTGAGCAGCAATATCAGCAATAATAAGCTCGATTTTGTTAGCTCCAGTAGAAGTTGATTCAGTAGCTTTGTCCTCTAATACTGTGTTAAATTCAGTATTTTCAGCAATAGCATAATCTCTTCTCAACGCTCTTGGAATGAATGAAGTTAAAAATGGTAGGTTGTTTGCCATTTTTTTAGAATAACGAGCAAACCCAGCGATGAAGTCAGTATTAACATCCTCCATAGTGATGTCGTAATCTTTTTGGTTTTTGCTGTTGCCTTCTGTTTGAACTCCGATTGAACCATCGCCACCAGTCTCAACAGGGAAAGTATAAGTACCACCTGCAATATTAACTGTACCTACTAAATCTGCTACGTTTACTAATTGCCCTGGAAGTGCTACAACTTCGTTGCTGTAAATTCTTGGCTGATCACCAGTAAGGTTGTCAGTTATACTCATATCTCCAGCCTCTTTAACTTGTACTGCATTTCCTTTTCTTACTTTAGAAATGTTATCAAAGTTATCGTTTATAGCTTTTACCAATACATCAACATTTTTAGTTGAAACTGCTTTATCTTGAAGTTTCATATCTAATTTATCAGCATGGTCTTGAACTGCTTTTAAATCAGCAGTAAATTTAGCTTCAAGTGCATTTTTAACACTTTGTAATTCTGCATCAAAAGTAGATACTATTTCAGCAGTTAATTTTGTTTCAAACGCATCGATTGCGCTTTTTACTTCTGCGGTTGTTTTTGTTTCTAATCCGCTTTTAATCTGTGCCAATTCGGCTAATAATTTTTCGTCCATTTTTATTTTAAATTTAACGAGTTTCTAAATTGTTTTAACGTGTCTAATATAATCGGCTCATCATTCGGAGTGTCAATATTTGACGGCTCGTTAGTAAGTGATTTCAATAATGTTTCAATCTGTCTTAATCTCTCGTCAGAGTAAGGCAAATTATATGCTTTTGTTATTAGTTCCATAAGTCCATAATGGCTTTGGATGGATTTTATATCCTGTACTGTTGATAGTTGATTAGCACCCCAAGAAGATAAAAAAGAATATTCCATTAACTTATATTCTTTTATAATGCTTTTATCTTTATTGTCTCTTTGCATTACTCTATAACCAATACTTAACTCCGCATTCAATCCAGTATCATACATAAGTTTGACATCGGTAAACATATCTTTACCTAAATCCTTATTCATATTGAATTGAGTAGTTGTCAAAAGTCCGTAAGTATCTTTGGTATCAATAGTCAAAGGCACTCCAATCATCATAGTTGGATTGTGGTCCTTTAATACCCGAATGCGTTTAAAATTCTCACTTACTGTTTTATCAAATGAACCATAAGCGGAAATATCTCCATCGCTATCTTTAAAGTTGTAGACATTAGCATAGGCAGTAACCACGCCCTTTTTTTCGTCTAATTCTTTTAAATCGTATGCTAATTGTTTAAATTCCATATCGCAAATATATTAATTATTTTAATTTAACCTATTTTTTTTCTTATAGGCATTCCATTTTCATCTTCTTTTATAGTATAAACCACTTTACATCGGCAGTTTATTATATTCCCTGCTGTTCCTTGTGGATCGCCCGGATATTCAATTTCCTCACCACCAACAAAGAATGGCCTATCTGCATCTACTGTAACGCCATTCATATCTAAATGGTCAAATGGCGATTTAGGTGGCCTTCGTGTTCTATTGTCTTGTGCGCTTACCCAAGTTTTTTGTAAAACAAAATCCGAGTTTTCGGCAGCTAATGTAGTGGCTAAATTTGTGGCTGTTGTCGTTTCTGTTCGTGCAATTCGTAAAGCCTGATATTTAAACCATCCAAACTTATTTTGCAAATTACGAGTTATGTCGGCTACTGACAAATTATTTTCATAACCATCTGCAATAACTTTTATAATTGCTTCAATTAATGTTTGATGAACTGATACTATTCTCAAACCTGCATTTGTATTAAGCCAACTATTTAAAATCATATCAAAGTCAAATTCTTGTTTTAACTGCCTTGCTGTTCGTTTAAATTGTGGCTCTACTAAAGCTCTATAAACTTCTCTGTAAATATCTTTGATTTGGCTTTCAGTTACATTTGAAATTATCAAAGCATTATAAGTCAATCGTGATAAATTATTAAACGGAATATTATTAACGATTTGTAAAACTTTGCGTCTTACAATTCGATAAGCTTGTAATTCCTGTCTAATTCTTAATTTATCCATTCTGTAAATCGTTTATAGTTGGATCATTTAAATTTACAATTCCATTAGGGATATAAATCTCATTCATCATATCGTCATCTATTTCCTCATAGTTGAATACCTCTCTGCGCTCGTTCAAAGTTAGTGGAACTGCATTAACCCAATCGGCCATTAACTTCATATCCGGTTGCATTTCTGGTAGTTCACTTATATCAAACTCTAACTCTGCATTCTCATAACCTTTAAACTTCTGTATAAACTCTGGATTCATATAAGATGCAAACAAATCTAAATCAGGCTTGATGTTGTCAATTATAACTCTTTTACGAGCTTCAATAAGTGTATCTGTAAAGCCACCGCCTCCAGTTGTTCGTCTATCTTCATTTAATAAATTAACATCCCAATTTAAACAGTTAGCTAATGTTCGTCTGTCATTGCTTAAAAAGTCAAATGGTCTTAATTCATCGGTTGTAAGTGAAATGCGAGTAAAACCTATCTTTGCCGATGCACCGGCTATATTTGATAACCTTGAGCTATCCAAATCCATTTCAACTAAACTCTGTTTAAGTGATTGTGCTTGGTCGTAAGTTAATGGACTTGCACCATCCCCAGCGTGAATGAATCCGTAAACACCGCTGTTTTGAGAAGTTTTTACATTCGTATCAATAAAACTATTTGAGCTGTTGATGTTTCTAACTGCTGCCATTAATTCACTACGGCCATATAAATGAGCGCCATTGTTATCGTAGAAAGGATTAGTTCTTTTAATATGAATAATGCTATCAAAAGGAAATTTAACATATTGATTGCCTCCGAACTGCATAATATAATGGTCGATAGGACTTTCAACGGATAACATATTAGCATTTGGTTTTAATACTATTTGCATCCAATGAGCTGGAAGTATATAAAGTTGTAATGGCTCTCCCGCTCGCGCTCCTTCCTTTGGTGACATCTTATAAAAATAAACATTACCGCAAACCTTTAAATAAACCTTATATAAAAATAATATATCATTCCACGTTTGTACCGGATTAGGTCTATCAATCGGCATAGGCATTTCGCTATCTGTTTCGTAAGCATCTTTTTTAAGAAGTTCAATAGCTCTCTTTTGTTGGATGGTTAATTCAGTTGGATAACGTTTTATTTTCTTAACCGCTTCCTCATCCGATATTTGCTTTATGTAGTAAGGCACGACTGTTGTTTTGGATGCCATTTGATTAACCATTGCATTAACATCAGGATTTTCGCCATAACCTTTAACCATTAATGTTTCTAAAGTTGGATTGTAAGTATTGGTGAGACCTCCAATCATTTTATACATAGCCTCATTAAAGAGGTTTTGATTCGGATTAAAAAAGGTATTCCACGCTAAATTTAACCTACTTAAAAGTGTATTATTTGCCATTTTATTTAAAACTTTGTTTCAAAGATATAAATTTTTATATGATTTAGTATAAATTATTTAGAAAGTAAAAAACTTCGGTGATAAATCAAAATACATTCTCATCATTAAAGTATCACTATAATCAGGTGAACGACCTATGAATTCTTTTACTTTCTCTTTTGGAATAATTCTTAATTTGCCATCTGAATCAATACAATCACGCTTTACTTGTTCTAATTCCTTAGTAATATCATCCTGGATAGATCCATCATTACAATTTATATAAATACCATTTGACTGTATTTTTTCAGCCAATTTATAATAACATTGTGTTTTTAAGTTTTGATATTCAACAGTATTATTTTCCTCTTTTAATGGTCTGCTATTATTTACAAATCCTTTGCATTTAAGAATATCAACAGCACCACCACCCACACCATCCTCATCGGCAATAATATTATTATTTGGAACTCTCCACTTTGTCGCTAAAGTTCTAATGGCTTGTGCAGTTTCAGTAATTGAGGATTTTGACAATGTAAATATTTCAACAACCCGATAACCACTCCAAACCATTATAACCATTTTGTCGCTTCCATAACGAGCAATATCGGCACTTATAAACATTTGTCCTTCCTCTATAAATTCATTAGTAAAGCAATTTACAATATTATCATAATCAATTAACTTGGATGGGTCATTATCATATTCCCAATTTCCGTAATATAATCTTTGCTTACTGTTTTCGTCTAATGATAAAAGAGAATGTAAATAGCTTTGTGGTAAATTAGGATTGTCAGTTGGTAATGATTGAATAAATTTACGGCTCTCGTTTAATGTAGCATTTGAACTTGGTAAATAAAATTTTGCATATGTCCAGTTCTTTGCAGGGTTGCAAGTGCCTAATATCTTTGGAGTTAAATTGTACTCGTTTAATTTATATCTAATACGAGATATGACTATTTGCCATGCCTTGTAACTAATCTGATTGCACTCATCTATAAAAGCTCCTGTAATTTCAAGTGAACCTAAACTATCAAAGTTCGGGTCTGCTGGATAAGCATAAAGGTCTTTTAAAAGAATTTCACTTCCATTATTCCAATATATCACGCCAGTTTGACTATTGAAGTTATATTGATTTGATATTTTTAATTGGGTTGTAAGGTCAAAGAAAGTGTTTAATGTAGTTTCTTTTAATGTCTTAAGTTTTGAACGGCCCATAAGCCAACGAGTGCCTGGATATGATTGTGATTGCTCAATTAACCATAATACACCGAGAGCGGATTTTCCTCCACCAGCTGCACCACCATATAATATTTCTTTTGTGGTTTTATCCTTTAAATAATAGACTGCGTGTTCCTGTTTCGGTATTAGTTTCATTCATTTGGTTTAGTTCCGTTGCCTAATGATATGATATTGGTAGTTACTTCACCAGAATGTTCTTGCTGTATTTTATCACCAAACATTTTAGGATAAAATTTAGCCATTTTCCATTTTAATGTTTGAACTAAAGTATTATAAGTTGAAGCATCAATCTCTTTAGCTAATAACATAGAACGATAATCATCCATTTCATTTTCCAAAGCTTCTGCCTTGTCTTGTACACTATTTATATACAATGTTCGTAATTCATCATTCTCACGTTTCCATCGTCT